GGTTGATCCTGTTTTCAACTCTAATTTACTGATCATATACTTACCAGCATTTAATGTATAAGTATTATCATTGATGATAATATTTACCTCTTTTGTGACTTCTATTGTAGGAGATACACTTACACCCTGATTGTTAATGATTATATGTTTTACATCATTATTCAGAGTTGTTGATACTGTTGTAATCTCTAAATTCTTTCGGAATGGATCCGCATCGATTTCTAACGAGATTGTTAACAATGTATTATCCCAGCTTGTTGTTACGCTAGCTTCTCCCTCATAATAATAGTCAGGCGTATCATCATCGATAATCTTAATGATTTCTCCGTGATATCTATTAAATAAATCTGCTATATCTAATAAATCTTCTCTTTTTCCGATTGCTAAGTATTGAAATTTAAGAGACCTGTTTTTATAGGTAACATCACCTGTTAGACCTTTTGTTAGGTTTAGTAAACCGTTACGCCCTGGTACTTCTACAAAATAAGATTGTATCGTCGGTGGATCGATCTCTTTTACTTCTTGTACTAAATCCAAGTCGTCTCCTGTATGAATACGATTACTGTCTTTGATAATTGTGATACCTCTCATGATTTACCACCCCCTAACTATCTTACTATTTTTATCGGATAATGCGTTATCCACACTATCCACACCTACAACCACAGGTCGATCCATTGCTCTAATAGCGTCCGGATAGTAGTTATTCATTAATGTGATAACTTGATCTAATCGTTGTTCAATCACATTGTATCGATCGCTCATAGCTTCTCTGATATAATTTTGTAACACATCAATTGGAGCTATCGCCTCAGGTCCAGCTTCACCAACGCCTTGATATCCCAAACGTGTATCAAAAATGGTTGGCTTTTTAAAGATTGCTCCTAGTTTATTCCAGGATACATGAAAAGATGGTAACGTACCTTTACCAGCAATCCCCCAAGGTGGTTTACCTCCTGATACATTAACTTTAGGCAAGTTCAAATGTAACTTAGGCTTAATTCCATTAAAGATTCCACTGACAATACTACGTATATTACGTACAGCACTACTAACCGCTGATTTAGCCAAATTAATCGGTGTTGTTATAGCGGACTTAATAGCGTTCCATGCACTCTTTGTTACGGATTTAATTCCGTTCCATGCGCTAGATACTACTGATTTAACTTTTGTTACCGCTGAGGACACAATACCTTTTACAGCATTGATTGGTACGGATACGGCGGACTTAATAGCGTTCCACACACTTGTTGTTATAGATTTAATTCCGTTCCATACAGTAGTAATAATAGATTTTATAGTGGTTGTAACTGTAGAAATCACTGATCGTATACCGTTAAATACGGTTGTTATAATAGATTTAATACCATTAACTACCGGTCTTAGAAAACTTGTAATACCGTTCCATACCGTAGTTGTTATACTCTTAATACTATTCCATACGGTAGTAACAATAAGCCTGATACCTTTAAATACAGTTGTGAAAAGTGTTAAATAACCATTAATGATCGGTACTAATATGTTCATGATAATAGCGAATCCAACCATCAAGATTGTTTTAATAGCTTCTACGGCTGTATTTACAACATTTCGGATTGTTTCAAATGCGACTGTGAACGCGCTTTTAATGCTTTCCAATATTGGAGTTACAGCGTCTTTTAATGTCGTAAAAGCTGTAGGTATTGTCTCTGTGAAAAAGGTCACAATTGCTTGTACAACATTAGTTACTACGTCTTTTACTGCCGTAAATACGTTATTGACTGTATTTCTGAATGTTTCGCAATGATTATAAGCATAAATCAAACCAGCGACTAACCCAGCTATTAATCCAACTATAATTAATATTGGATTAGCTATAAGTACGCCCCATAAAGCCTTGACTCCTCCCATAATCATGTTTATACCACTTATGATTTTAGGAGCGATTATCATAATTTGACCAACGGATATTAATATTTTACCGATAGCGATTAA